CCGAATTCCGTGCGCGATGGACAGCGCCATATCCAGCGCGATAAACGATTTCATGGTGCCGCTGGGGCCATACATCACAGCGGTGCAATCCTCTGGGATGAGTTTGCGCACCAGCCAGCGTGTCGGGCCTAGGTTTGCGGTGAGGTCAGGCGCAAACCGGAATCCCCAGTAGGGGTCATCTGATTTCGGCACCAGCACGGGCGCGCGCGTCGGTAGAGACACATTGCTGAGTGGGTTCACCCACCCAGCCCGCTGTGCATCTGCAAAGATGGCTTGATACCCTGTGCGATCAGCGCTGAGGCTATCCCATACCCGCGCAGCGTCGGCGGGGTCGTACTTGTCTGAGGTCTGGCTCCACTCAATCCACAGTGCGCGCCCAGGCTCACCCAAGCGCTTGAGCCGCTGGCCGTTGGCGACCCACAAGTCACGATCATCTGCGCGTTTTGCGGCCAATGCGCTGCGCAATTCGGCGAGTACGGTGGGCGGGACAAGATCAACGATTTCCGCCGCCGCTGGCGCGGTATTGCGCCGATGCACGGGGGCTAGGACACGCTCCACAAAATCCGCCAAGCATACGGGCTCATGGAGTCCGGCTTCTTCGGCAGTGACGGTGAAATAGCGGCCTGCGCTGTAGGCCTCGATGCCAGANCCGTTAGCCCCCAGGGNCTGGAATGGCCTGCCGTANCCGATGGCATGCATGCCTTTGCCGCTGGGGCTTACCTCNGTGTANCCNGGCATATCNTCGGCAAAGATGCGCAGNGCNGGNGTGTCTGGCAGGTTGTCCAGGTCAATGCCCTGCCACGCATTGCCTGTGCCATCGGGGCCNAGGGCAAAGCCTAGGCCGGTGTAGCTGCCGTTGGCGAGCGCTGCAAGCGCGTCATCAAGGCTGGCCAGCTTGTCGGTGTCTGNCTCGGTGTCCAGCACNCCATTGCGCGGCGTGCCGCTGGCGTAGTACGGNACCTTGCGTGGTTTTTTGCCCATCACGCTGCTTGGGATGGATCGCCAGACAAGCCAGCGTTTTGCATCCCGCATNGCGGTTGGCAGNGGCGCGAAGTCTTCGGCGGCTGCGGTCATGATGGCGCTCACCGCGCCCCCCTGTTGCTTGCTGTTTCGGCCAGTTGCTGGCGCACGCCGAAGTGGATGGGGTGCAGGTCATCGGTCATCTATGCGGCCTCTTTGGAGGCCTCCGGCGCTTGGCCGAAGATGTCAGGGCGGAGGCCGTGGCGAGAGACGCCGGTCAGCCCTTCGATTCGCAGCGCGAGCCTGGGGGGCACGGGGCGAACGCTACTGCGCCACTGGCTTACAGTGGGAGGCTTGACGCCCAGCTTGTCGGCCAAGGCACTGACACCGCCTGCGGCCTCGATTGCATGCTCGATATGTCTCATATTGAGCAGTCTAGGCAATGCCTATGTGCAATGTCAAGGCATTGCCTATACCGCCTGTCGGCGAGGCAGTATTAGGCAATGCTTACAGGCCCAGCCCTCGGAAAGGCAATTGAAGACGCGATTCGCATGAAAGGCGTGACGCAGAGCGAAGTCGCGCGCCATTTCGCCCCTACGAAAGCCCGCCTCGGTGGGTTTTTTTGTGACTGTGGATAACTACCGTTCGTCGGCGCAATGAATTATCTAGGCATTGCCTATTGACATCGATCTAGGCATTGCCTATGATTCCCCCATCGCCCCACGCACCCGGCACCCGCCGGCAGGGGCTAGGAGATGGGGATGAGCGACACCGCCGACCGCATGAACGCCCTGTGCCGGATGACGCCAGAGGCGCGGCACGCTGAAATTATCCGCAGCGCCTTTGGCGGCCTGTTTGGTCAGCCGGTGGATCTACACGCAGAGCGTGTGCGCCGCGAACGTGCGGCCAGCGAAGCGCGCTACAGCGCTCGCCACCAACCTACCCCGCCGGAGGCCGCATGAACCGCGCAGACGCTGGTGGTATCGCCGGGTTTTGCTTCCTCGCCTGCATCGTGATGGTGATTGTGGCCGGGTTCAACCAATGGGCACCCGTACTGCGCCAGTGGATCTTGTGGGCACTGACCCCGCAATTTGTGGTTGGCGTTGCGCTCACCACCGTGTGCTTTTTCACCGCCGCCGTAATTTTTGCTTGGGAGTCTCGGGAATGAACCTAACCCACCTGAGCATGTGCAACTGCACACACGCAGTCCCCACACCGCTCACGAATGACCAACGCATGCAGGCCTTGCGCGCATGCCTGCCGGTGCAATTTGCCAATGCGTTTTTTACTGACCTACTGCGCGCTGTCGATTACTACAAAGACCAACAGCCATCTGCACTAGACACCTACGACCCGGAGTAAACCATGAATCCAACAATTGACGAACTTGCATTTGAACTTGAAGCCGCAAAGGCCAAAGAGGCCAGCGCAAACGCCGCNCGCATNGGNGTGGAGCAGCGNCTTATNGAGCTGCTAGGCGCAAAAGAGGAAGGCGCAGANACGCANCGNGGNGACCAATACAAGGTCACCATTACAGGCGTNATGAATCGCCGCTTCGATGCTGAGGCNTTGGCCGGTGTGGCNGTGCAGTTGTCACCGGAATTGATGGGGCACTGCGTGCGGTACAAGCCGGAGCCGATCAACGAGGGTATCCGCTATCTGCGCAACAACGANCCGGAGGCTTACGCAGTGCTGGCCACAGCGCTGAAAGTCACCCCCGGCAAGGCGCAAGTGCGCATCGAGCGCGCCGCCGCGCAGCGCGAAGCGGCGTAGAGCGCAGGGGAACGAGGATGCCCGCAGCGCTCAACATCGCAGGCCGTAAGTTCGGTCGCCTGACTGCTGTCGCTCGCGTCGGCAGCGACAACCACGGGAAGGCTACATGGGCGTTCCGTTGTGACTGCGGCAATGCGCCAACACTTACCGCGTCCACCGCGGTTAGCGGTAAGACCCAATCTTGCGGCTGCCTGCTGCGCGAGACATCGCCGGTCAATGGCCGTATCGGAGCGGGCAAGGTAGCCATGGCTAAGACTAGGCACGGGCACAGCCGCGCGAAAAACACGGACTACATGCCAGAGTACGGGGTCTGGAAGGGCATTCGCCAGCGGTGCAACAACCCGAACAACCAGGACTACCACGCTTACGGCGGGCGCGGCATCACCGTGTGCGCTCGCTGGGATTCGTTCGGCGACTTCATGGCAGACATGGGGCCACGCCCGAGTGAAGCCCACAGCATCGACAGGATCGACCCGAACGGCAACTACGAGCCCGGCAATTGCCGCTGGGCTGACCACTTCGAGCAAGCCAACAACCGGCGCAAGCGCGGTACTGGCGAATACGCAGCAAAAAAGGAGAACACCTGATGTCCAGCATCCTCGCCAAATTCTCACGCGGCAAGCGAATCCGCGCCCCTAAGGTCGTCATCTACGGTGGCCCGAAAATCGGCAAGAGCACGTTGCTTTCGCAAATCCCAGATGCAGTCGTCATCGACATCGAGAATGGCCTCGATGCGCTGGATGTCGGCAGGATTCCGGCGGCGTCCTATGCAGAGGTGATGTCGATCCTGTCGGCGCTGGCAACCGAGGAACATGACCACCAGGCGGTCGCCGTCGATTCGCTCGACTGGATGGAGCCGCTGTTGTGGGATCACGTTTGCAAGCAGCACAACGTCGTGAGCATCGAGTTGGTCGGCGGAGGCTACGGCAAGGGCTATCTGGAAGCCGCGAAGCTATGGGCTGATTTCTTCCAGGCTCTCGACTACCTGCGCAACGAGCGCGGCATGGCGGTTGTCCTGATCGCGCACGACACCGTGAACAAGATGCAGCCACCGGACGGCGAGCCCTACAACTACGCCGAGCTGAAGCTCCACCAACGCGCTGCGGCCCTTGTCAAGGAGTGGGCCGACTGCATCGGCTACGCCACCGAGAAAACCTACACCAAGAAAGACGACATGGGCTTCAACAAGAAGCACGTCCGCGCCATTGGCTCCAACAGCCGGGTGCTGGTCGTCGGCAAGAACCCCGCATACGTGAGCGGAAACCGCTACGGGATGCAGGACGAAGTTCCGCTCGACTGGAACGCCTTCATCACTTCAATGTCGGCAGCGGTCGCCTGATCCACCCACCTCCGCCCCACCCACCACCCTCAACCAGAGCACACACACATGGCCAATATCACCGGACTCTATAACCCCGAAGCCGAAGCCCAGCAAGACAACAGCCCGCTGCCCACCGGAGAATACACCGTGCAGATTGTTGACAGCGATCTGAAGCCTACCAAGAACAACGCTGGGCATTATCTGGAACTCACGTTCGAGGTGCTCGACGGGCCGCAAAAGGGCCGCAAGCATTGGGAGCGGTTGAACCTGGACAACCCCAACGCGCAGGCTGTGGAAATCGCAAATCGCACGTTCAGCGCGATCCGCGAAGCAACCGGCGTGCTCACCCCCCGCACGAGTGAAGAGTTGCACTTCCGCCCGCTAGGGATCCGTGTCGAGTCATATCCAGCGGGGAGTGCCCGGAAGAACGGGCACATCCGTGAGCGTGACGAATCCGACGTGAAGGCATACCGGAAGGTGGATGGCGGCTTGGGAAACGTCCAAGCGCCGCCAGCCCCGGCGGAAGCTTCACCGACGCCGGCATCCCCTTCTANCNCGCCGTGGTCAAAGCGCNCCGCGTAAGCAAGCTAGCGAGCTGCGCGCTACCCCAGAGTCAAACGCCATGCCGGTGGCGACGCAGTACCGGCACACATCTACCAGGCCGCCCGCGCGGCCATGACACAGACGAGTGCACCCATGCCGACACTTCCTACACCACAGCCGACCGACCCAACACTAGACGCTATCCATGCGGCCATGGAAGCGGCCAACAAGGCGGAGCGCCCGCGTCCGTACTTGGGCATGTCGAGCATTGGGGAGGATTGCGAGCGGCGGTTGTGGTACGGCTTTCGGTGGTGCTTTCCACCCGGTGCCGGGTTTGATGCCAAGGGGCTATCAAACGTTCAGGACGGCCACCGGAGTGAGGATGTCATGGCTGCGCGGCTTCGGATGGTGAAAGGCGTAGAGCTGCTTACGGTTGACCCCGCCACCCAGCGGCAGTTTGGGTTTTCAGACATTGCCGGCCACTTCCGTGGGCACGCAGATGGCTTTGTGCGCGGGCTGCTGCAAGCGCCGAAAACATGGCACGTGTGGGAGCACAAAGCGAGCGAAAAAGGCCCGGCAGAGCTGGCAAAACACAAGACGCAGGGTGAAAAAGCCGCGCTGGAAAAGTGGAACAGCACGTACTACGCGCAAGCGGTGCTGTACATGCACTACGGTGAAATGTCACGGCACTACCTGACATGCTCAAGCCCAGGCGCACGCCTGCCCGTCACCAGCGTGCGCACGGATGCATCCCCACAGGCCGCGCAGCGGTTGATTGGAAAAGCAGAGCGCATCATCTACGCGCCTGAGCCGCTGCCACGTATCAGTGACGATGCCGCATTCTACAAGTGTAAGTTTTGCCCAGCCGCTAAGATTTGCCATACCGCAGCACTGCCTGCTGTGTCGTGCCGCACCTGCGTGCACGCATCGCCAGCCAAGGATGGGGACGGCGCGTGGACATGCGCGCTTAACCCAGATGCGGGTGCAATCCCTGTGGACTTCCAGCACACGGGGTGCGAGCGCCATCTATACATCCCGGCCCTGCTATCCCGCTGGGGTGAAGCGGTGGATGCAAGCGAGGTAGATAACTGGATCGAATACCGCGCACCCGATGGGTTCGTTTTCCGAAACGGTGCATGGGGGGTGCATAGCTTCACGTCCAAAGAGCTAGAGGGGTTCACCCCCGCCCTGATCCGTGACCCTGAGTTTATGGGCATCCGTGAGCGCTACGCTGCCGTCGGCACAAGCGAGCCTTTCGAGGCTGCGGCATGATGGGCAGCCCAGTCGTCAACATGGAATCTGTTCGGATCGGCCGGCTAGTTTGCGTGTCACGCGCCGGCAGCGCGCGCGGCAAGGCCGCATGGCTGTGCCGTTGCGATTGCGGGAATGAAACGGTCGTTGTTGGGCAGGCTCTGCGGCGCGGTACGACGCACTCGTGCGGCTGCCTTCGTTCCGATGAAGTACGCGAGCGCGCTGTCCAGCGAAACACCGTGCATGGGCATAACAAGGCCGCTATCCAGTCCCCGACTTGGCACTCGTGGCGCAGCATGATCAAGCGGTGCACAAACCCACGGCACGTTAGCTATCGCCTTTACGGCGGGCGCGGGATTCAGGTCTGCGCGCAGTGG